TTCCTAGTAATAATGATAATAGCGCTAGAGCGGCTAAAACAGATACTTCTATACGTTTCATTACTATACCTTTTTTAGATAATCGCCACTTACCCATCCGCTAGGAATACGAGCAAATCCGTTTTTCCATTCTTTAACAGTAACACGAGTTCCCTTGTTTAGACAACCGTCTTTATCATAATCATGTTTTTTTGCATCTGTACTAAGCTCTGCATATGTCTTGCGTTGATAATTTGTACCAGGACCGGTACGAACACTTAAATCATTGGCAGTTACTTCATATGTTCCTAGTGATTTTGATGCATTAGAGGGCTTATTTTGGCTTGTAGAAGAACCATTAGAAACAGCTTCACCAGAGATATATCTATTTCCATTGTAATAAGCTGCTAACCATCCTGATGGTGTTCTGATCCAAATATCATCACCGTTTTTTGCAACTTCTAAACATGAAACTCTAGTACCTTTATCTAAAGCCCCATCTCCATCAGCATCATGTTTTCTACCGTCTACAGTTAATTCACTGTGAGATTTAGCTCTATAGTTTGTACCAGCTCCTGTTCTGACTTTCAGTTCAGTTTGTAATGTATAAGTCTTACCAGTTGTATATCCCTCACTGGTTTGTGGTTGAATAGGTTTTACAGTGTTGCCATAACTAACATTTACGTTACCATTTGCAATACAGTCAGCAACATCAGCTCTAAAATCATTCATTGTATATCCTACGAACTTCCACCAATGATCAGGATCACCATGATTAGAAGCAACACCCTGTGAATGACCTTCTTTATGTGAAATAATGTCATTAGCATTTAATCCATACTCTTTACATAAATAAGCATATAACTCAATCATATTTTTAATAGCAGCATCAAAATACGCTTTATCTGAATAATCAGCAGGTTCACACATTTCAACGCCAATCATATTGTTATTGCCTGAACCATTAGAACCTGAACCGCAGTGCCAGCCTCTATAATTCCATGGCAATGTTTGAATAACCTCTTTATCATCTACAAAAGCATGAACACATACTTGTCTATCAGCAGGTCTTGGAGTATTCCATGCTTTTGCAAAACCAGCAGCAGACACATTAGGACACGCAGTAGAGTGAACCATTAACTTTGTAACTTTAATAGTTCTGCCTGCTTTATAACATTCATTGTTTACTAAAAAGTTTTGTTTGATTCCCATTTTATTTTCCTCCTTAATTTAACTTAAAAGAGCGGAATCACTCCGCTCCGTTTTCTACTCTCAATGGAAGCTGCTGCACTTTGTTATATAATCTTTCTGCTGTTCCATTACCTCCTAAAGCCCTGTAGGGGTTATAAAGGTAGTCCAGTTCCTTTAGATCATCAGCAGTAACATAACCGATTATCAGCAAACGCTCACAAAACCTCACGATACGTTCGTGAAGCATAGCACATAGCGCCTCTTCCATAACAATTTGTCTTTTAGTCTGGTCTAATTTCTCCTGCTCTCTTTTTTCTTCGAGTTTTTTTCGACTTTTCTTACTGTCTCTGGAGTTAGTTACAAGATAACCAACTGCAGCAGTTAAAACAATAGACCATGTACTCATTAAAAATTCTTGCATCAGGATCTGTTACTCCTCTTTTTTATTTTCGATAATTCGAGTAAAAGCCTGATGCAATCCGGTACTAGCTAAACCGCATACTGCACCGGCTACAACTGTTTCTACTGTTACATTTCCGGATACGATGCAGTTTAATGCAGCACCCTCGAAAAACACAACTGTAGGAATCCATTTATTATCAACATCTTTTATCCATTTTTTAACAACATATCCAGTTGCTAGACATCCGGCCATTACGACCGGAACAAAATAATTCGAAATAAAACCTAAATCCATATTTTACCTTCTTTCCAGACGATTTTTATGCCATCCTGAGGCAATATAAAAAGACACATACTTCTGTGTCCTAATAACCAATTACTCTTAAAATATGTTCTTCTACTGCGTCAACTGCATTACCGTTAATAACCTGAGTACGGCCAGAAAGTGATACATTTTTTCCACTAAAAGCCAACTGACACCGATAAACAGTAGTAACACCATTTATAGCCTGTGCACGTTCCAAATGCATCTTACTGTCTTTCGTTGGTATCATCATATCCGAACACTGCCCCAAAGTAGAATGCGGACGCCAGATAACTTCTATATAGTCATAGTTCGTATAGTAATCTTTCAAAGTAAAATTAGCTGTTGTGTCGCCGTCGAAAAGAATAGTTCCCAACAGAATTTTTTTACCGTTTATATCTTTAAGTTTACCCATATTTCCTCCTGTTTTTTAAATCATCCAACACTCTCATCATAGTATACCGCTAATCCAAGTGTTTCTTTATGATCATTAAGCACATCGATAAGCTTATTAATATACTGTATTGTAATTTGAATCTCACTCCATACCTCTCGAATATCGGCAGGATCGCTCATATCGATATCCGGCGGTACTGTAATTTTTGCGGGGATATTAACCGCCAATCAGATCACCCCACTTCTTTAAATCGTAAAGGTTTTTCCAGCTGTAGTTTTTTCCAACAAAATCCCACGTTCCTATAGAAACACGTATAATAAACTGCTCTTTAACTGCCAAAGTGGATTTTGTCAGTTCAACATCCAGAATTTTATAACTCATTTATCTTACCTCCACTTTAAACATTTCTTTCAGCGTTTCATCAGCAATAAAATATGTCACGATAAGATCGTAACGGCCGGGCTCGTCTATACTTAGCATAAATTCAATATCGTGTTCATCTATTTCGCAGTCAATCTGCTTTATATTCTCACCATACTGCATAAGTTCAACGTATGCTCTGTTAATAGAAAAATTCTGTTCTTTCCTGCTGTGCACCGAAAAAACCGTTTTAAGATTTTCACCTGCAATCAGCTTTAATTCTTCACTGCACACGGCATTACCTCCCTTATCATACATTTATAGTCATTTTTAAACCTTACTGTTACATCGTAGTCAATAATTTTAATATGCCAGCATAAATTTGTAGTATCCACTTCAAATAATGCTTTAGACATATATCCTACATTTCCGGCTTTATCGTATGCATACAGATCAATATAGTATTCACCGGATAAATTAGGAGGCAGTTCCGCCTCCCATCTTTGTCCTTCAGTGAAATAGAAAATAATCTCAAAGTTTGGATTTTTTCCTATTACCTTTTCAACCATTAGTCTGTTACTTCTACTGCAACGACATACGTCTTGCCGCCATCGACCGGATTCGGTGTAATCGTAACGTTTGTAATTACCGGTGCTTTTGTATCCAGATTTAAAGTACGTGTAATTGTTGTATCGACACCGCTGGCACTTGTAGCTACAAATGTAACGGTATTAGCACCCTCAACTAAAGTAACGTTTCCTGTAAACGTACCATCACTGATTGGTACATTCTGTGCATTTCCATTCCCTACTTTGACAGTTAATCTAGCTCCGTTTGTTGAACCGGCAAAAGCTACAGATGCATTTTTATGCCAAGAACCGTCTTCCGGACTGGTAATTGACAAGTTAGGTGCAGTTGCCAGTACTCTAAATGTTAACGTTGCAGGTGTCGCAGCATTTCCATCATTGTCGCTCGCATTTACCGTAACAGTGTGTTCACCATCTTTTAATGCAGTTGCAGGAGTATAAGTATATCTAAACCCTCCCTCGATAGCGGACTTGCTCAATCCGCTTACTGTTACATTATCAATTTTTAATGTAACAGTAGGTTCATTAACACCCGAATCATTGTCTTTAACTTCAAAACTGATTTCCGGTTTGTTTTGAGACATAAGCTGACCGCTTGTTGGCTTTAAGATTGTGATTGTCGGTGCTACTTTTTCTTTAACTACTAACCGCAGTTTAGAACCAAGTGTCTCATGTTTATCATCTACAGTCACTGCATTGCCGGCTTTGTCTGTTGCCTTTATCTGTACGGGGTAATAGTGTCCTTCTTTAGGATAACTGGAAGTTGCCGGGGCTGTTAATGTTGCCTCGTATTTTCCGGTCTGGTTGTTTAAAGTCAATGTAGTCGTAACCCCATTGATAATAGCCTGTACTGTTTGTATTGCCATTTATTTGCTCCTTTCCTTATTCTTCATAAAAAACCAACTTAGATAAATCAATTGATGTATCACCAGTTTTTATCTCAGTTGGCAGTGTTATATTCTTATCTTTTAAATTTAAAGTATCTTCAAGATTATCAGAACCAAAAACGTGATCATCAACATATTTTTTTGATGCAAAATCACCTGACAGATCATGATACGGACCCCACGAACCATCAGCAAGTTGAAATCTTATCTGTGTCCCGTTCCATTCATAATTCCCCATATAGCTTATTGCTGTATTGATCCGCTCCTGAAGGTCGGCAGTTGCACTGTTTAATTTCCTTGCATTTTCAAGAATCTCATTAATTTCATTTTCAAAACGGGATTCAAACAGATTTGTAACTAAATTTGAAACCAGTGTTTCCCATGTACCATCATCGGAAAGTTTAATTCCTGACTCTGGTGCATTTGCAACATTAAAGTTAATAGGAAATGTTTTTATTTTGGTAGTATCTTTTATATATGCAAATGCGATTTTTATTTTTCCTCCACGTTTGAATGCATTAGCCGGAATTGTAAATGAATTATTCTGAAGTTCCCTAACTGTAGAAATCAGTACTCCGTTTTCAAACCATCCTACATACGGTACCACCGCATAACCGGAATAATCCTCCTGATTTTCCAGTTCGATAACAACCGGAATATTGGCACTCCCCTGAGCAGGAATAACATCAGTGCCACACGACAGATTCAAACCGTCAATTTTAATTTTTATCATTAAATTTTTCCTCCAGTCTTTTTATTCTGTTCTCCAGTTTCTGTACTTTTTGAATACCGGCCATCGAAAGGGCATTATAATCAACGCTGTAAATACCTTCATGGTTTTTATCCAGAATATACATGCTTAAAGGATGATCTATAATATCCTGTGCAACAATACCTATCGCATTTTCTTTTCCATTTTTATAATCAAATGTTTTTATTTTTAAAATATCAACTAA